CTAATTAGCATTCCTGAATACCTCTTTGTTCCGGTCATAAACGCGCGACGTTGTCTCTTTGTTGGCGTGCAGATCGGGCAATTCGCCGGTATTTCGTTTGTGCTTGCTGGCGTAAAAAGCGCGCAAATCGTGGAACGTAAACCGGGTTTCGCTGGTCAGGATTTTCTGCTTGATCGCTTCAAGTACGCAGCGCTGCCATAGGGTTTTGAAACCCCGGTCTGTGTATTGGGTATTGTTCCGACTCGGAAAGACGAATGAGCAATCCTGCTTCCTGATGGCCTGCAGCCGGTCCAGCAACGATTCAAGCGCAGGGCTTATGTTCACGACTTCGACAATCTGTTCGCGCTTTCTGCCGCGCTGCTTGGCGCGAATGGTGCGGATCACCCCGGCTTTTCGGTCAACCTGCGGCCAGGTCAAATGAAGGAACTCGCACTTTCTGTTTCCGGCCAGGCTTGCGTATTCTGCGGCCATGCCGACGATGCGGCGCTGCGGTGTCTGGACTGTCAGCCAGTCAAGATATTTCGCCAGCAATGTTTCTGCCGGCGCCTCGGTTCTGGCTTCCAACTGGTGAGGTTCTACCCCGATTGTTGAATTGACGGTACAAACCCCGAGTTTGATTCCATGGCCGAACAGATTGGAAAGCAGGGCTTTTTCGGTGTTGGCGCGTTTGGGTGATGCGGCGCGCTCGATATGCACGTAGCGCGCGACCATGGTGGCATCAATTCGGCTGATCTGCATCTTGCCGAACGTCTTTTCAATCTGCTTCCATGCCTGCCGATAATCGTCCTTGGAACTGTCCACCAGCTTTTTCCATCTGGTTGACGGAGTTTCGGCGTCGGTGTAGCGCTCCCAAACCCATTGGAGCGTACCTTGATCCTTGTTGTTGCCGAGCATGTCCAAGACCTTGCGGATTGCAATTACCCGGTCTTGACCAAGAGCTATCGGCTTTCCGCCGATAGGGTGGTAGCGGTAAGTGCAAGTCTTGCCGTCAGCCCATAGTCGGGCTTCCATTAGTGGGAGCAAACCGAGTGCGCTTTTTCTTTCTCTATTTCTACTCATCGATGGACTCCCCAAGCAGGACCATTTTCCGCTGAAATTAAGGCCTTGTTACCAACGCCTGTGACATCATCATAGTGCGCTCGATTTACTAGGGGCGCTCCATTGGGTTTTCGGTGGACGCGCAGTCCTAACGATTTTAAAAAACGCACTTTTGCTGCTGACTGTGTGAGCCCAGCGCAGATGGCGTCGATCTCGCTGTCAGTTAGGTCAGCCATCATAGAGTTTTGCGTTTCATTGCATCCAACAAGATGTCCTGCACTGCGCGTTTGCTCTGCACGCGTTCAATCACCAGTTCATCGACCGTGTCCTTGGCAATAATGTTGTGAACAAACACCGCCCGGTCATGACCGGCCTGCATTTGCCGCGTCGGGCCGATGCGCTCCAAAATCTGCATGCGTTCTTCAAGATTCCACCAGTGACCGAAATAGACGAGGATGTTTCCGCCGTCCTGCAGGTTCAGACCGTGCCCGGCAGACGCCGGGTGCGCAAACAGGATTGCGATCTGTCCGGCGTTCCACCGTCGGATCGTGTCGGGGTCCGAGTCCAGTGACTGGCCTTGTGGAAATGCTCGCATCAAGCGCACCAGATCGCTCTTGAAGTGGTACGCCACGAGCACGCTCGCACCCGCAGCCTCTTCAACAATGGACTGCAGGGCCTGAAGCTTGGCATCATGGAGTTCCTTCCATTCGGTGTTTGACTCACCCACATAGGCGGCGCCGTTGGCGATCTGCAAACACTTGATGGTCCGTGCTGCCGCGCCGAAGGCTTCAACGTCATGGCTCTCGATGCAGGTGAACATCTCTTTTTCCATCTCGGCGTAGTGCTTGCGTGCCTTGGCCGGAAGGTCCACAAAGATGTTGTTCACAATCGGTTCGCGCAGGTCGAACCAGTCCTTGGCATCCACCGTCAGACACAGGTCGCGCAGCTTGTCCTGAATCTCGATCTGCGCATGGGGTAGCGCCACCAGGCCGAAGCCGTTCGGAGCCGTGCGAAACCAGCGTTGCTGAAAGGCAGTGAAGGTGCGCCCCAGACGCTGGCCGGCATCGAGGTACCACGCTTGCCCCCACAGGTCGCTAAGACCATTGGGACTTGGCGTACCGGTGAGTTGAACGAAGCGTTTGATCTTGGTGTGGCTCACCCGGCCCAAGGCCTGTGCCCGTTTGCCACCCTGGCGCAGACGAAAACTCTTGAGCTTGGTCGATTCGTCCGCAACAACGGTGCGATAGGGCCAGCGATTACCCCAGTAGGACACCAACCACTCCAGGTTTTCGTAATTCATGGTGTGGATTTGGGCGTCAAGCTTGATTGCCAGGCACCGTTCAGTTTCGTTGCCAACGATGGGCGTGATGTTCATCATCTTGAGGTGATCCCACTTCGCTGCCTCTTGTGGCCAGGTGCTGCGGGCAACTCGCAGCGGCGCGAGCACCAGAACCGGGGCGTCGTCAATTAGAGCCAGCGTGTCGATCGCATCGAGCGTGCTGGTGGTTTTGCCCATGCCCATGCCGGCCCAGATGGCGCAGCGCGGCACGTCCAGAATGTGATCCCGGATCATGGTCTGGTACGGGCGAGGGCAGAACTTCATGTCAACAGATCCTCAACGCCTTCAATGCTGTCGATCACCACTACGCGTTGCCCCATGGCGCGCATGCGCTCGTGCTCACGCTGCTGATGCGGCTTGGCCTTCTGACCCGGCGCTTTGAGTTCCACCCAGACTGCGGCCTGACTCGGCAGCATCACCAATCGGTCCGGGGCACCATGGCGACCCAGCCAACTCACCTTTCGGCACTCACCGCCCAGCGCTTTGACGCGCTGGCTCAGGTGACGTTCAATGTCACGTTCATGCATTGCGCGATACCTCCCAAGCCCGGCGCACGGCGTTGGCCAGGCTGTAGCCATTGCGGCGAAACATCAAATAAAGACGAGTAAAAATCATGTGCATGCCCCTATGTCTTTGAGGATGGTTTGGGCCTCAGCGATGTACCAATCAAAGTCAACATCACTGGGAAACTTGTCCGGCAACTCCATCAGTGCCTGTGCCCCATCGGAGCGGGCCACGGTGTAATGGTTGAGCCGGTAGCGGATAGGACCTTGCGCTGCGGTGCTGTAGTACCAGCGCACCGCCTTGCCAAGGTAATGACCCTGCTGGTCAATGGCGCCGCCCTTGACGCTGCGAATCGTCACAAAGCGGCTGATATCCCAGCATGCATGCACGGTGTCTTCAATGGCCGTGCCGTCATTCAGAAAGGCCACCACCGCTTCGGTACAAATCTCATTGGATGGGTTCTTGGACAGACCAGCGCTGGCATAAGCGCCCTTGGCCTTGAAGCCGCCACCAAGCTTGAAAGCCAGGTAGTTGTTGACGTCGCGCGAGTAGAGCGCGCGGTAGTGGGTGGCCTCGGTACTGAATCCAGTGCAGGTCTCCCACTCAAAGACGATATCGTCCATGACATCCTGCTTGTTCACAGGACACTTGATCACCACGCCATCGGTATTGGCCGAGACCACCGCAATGCCTGCGACCTCAAGTGCTTCGATCAGCATGAGCAGCGCGAGTTGGCCAGTCAGTGTCGTCTGGATCAGCAGGTCGGGGCTGTACAGCGTTGACCACTTAGAACCAAATTTGCCGAAGCTCCCATTGACCGTGATCTTGAGCGCATTGGCCTTGACCTTGTCGCCGGCATGCTTGGCAGCCAGGCGCTGTTCAACGATGTCACGGTAAACACGCAAGAAGGGCTCACCCATGTGGACCGGTGCCAGACTAGAGCCCAGAATGATGCTGGGGTAATAGCTCGCGACATCGCGGTCGATTAGCAATGTTTTCTCATCTGCCACGTGGGACGTTGAACTCTCGGTGCTGTGCAAGCCGCCAACGCCCATGCGGTAAACACTGGCGCCGATGGCGACCTTGGCATTTTTGAGTTCATCAGGCTCAATCACCTTGCCGCTGTCAATGACACGAAACTTCGTTGCCTGCACCATGGCCAGCACAGCCTCCAGTGGCGCGCTGCTAAAGCGGATATAGCTTGGCGCACTGTACTGGTACAGGGTGCCGCCTTCGATGATGGGACGCTCCGGCATCACACCGGTGATGGCCTTGACCTGGGTTCGAATCACCGTCTCGGCGATTTGGGCGTCGGACTTGCTGCGCAACTCCAAGTCATAGGTCTTGCCCATCTGCGCACGCAGTTCAATTTGGGGCGCCAACTTTAGATACAGCGCTTGTGTCACCTGTAGGTCATTGGCGCAGTAGGTCTTGAGTAATTCACGATCAGCAACGCTGATACTGGCGCTGGGTTCAATCGGCAAGTCCTGCATCTTCTTGCAGTGCAGACGGCCGCCATAAATTTTGAGGCTAACCATGCCGGGGGCGACTTCGATCAGGTCGATGTGATCGACCTTTGTCATGGTCTTGAATTTGAACTTTCGCTCTAGCGCGAAGCCGCGCAGGTTGTTCAGGATGATGGCGTCAGAAGCGTTTTTGATCGCCTGGTTGGTTGCGCCGGACAGGGCAAGCGAGAGCAACGGCATGTCGAAGTTGTTGCCGTTGAAGGACACCAGCGTGAACTTGGCAACAATCGAGCGGATCGTGTCCATGTCCAGAGGGTGATCTGCGAACAGTTCGAATGCCCGGGTATTACCCGTGGCCACGTTGCCAAACATGGCCAGGAAGTAATCCCGGTAGATCTCCAGGTCGAAGACCAGCGTGGATTTCAGAAGACCTCCTGCAAGATGTCAACGTGGTAGCTGTGCACCATGCCAAAGCGCGGGTCAGACACGTCGGCAACGGGATAGCCGCGCTCTTTCGATAAACGACTGGCCTTTCGGCCAAGGACCGATGCCCTAAAGTTGTCAACAAACGCTCCGGCCTTGCGGGCATAACCAAGCACCGTGTAGAAGGTGGTGTCCTGGGTGCTCAAGCGCGTTTCCACCGCATCGACTCGTGCGCTCAGGAGTTGCTGCGCTTGCTCAACCCTGTCGAATTCCTCCAGCAAATAAATTTGAGCTTGTGCAACCGGGTTTTTGACCCTGGGCGCGCTCGGATGAGCGGCCTTTCGAATTCGTAATTCTTCGCGCATGGCATAGAACTCGCGGATCAAACGCTTTTTGAATTCACGCACGACGTCGCTGTTACGCAAGTACGTCAAAATCAGCGCGCACTGCTGTTCGTTCAGAATTGCGTATTCGGTATCCGAGCCACCGCGGATGCCGGGCGTTTTTGGCTGGATTTCAAATCTGGTCAATCCAAACTCTTCCAAATCCGCAATATGTTCACGAACCAGCTTGATGACTGATGCGTGGTCGTAACCCACTTCTTGCGCAATCACCAGGGTGGTGACTGCGGGTGTGTCGTTGATGATGGCAACGAGTTGGTTTGTATTCATGGAAAACTTTCTGGTGATGTGTTGGCACTGGTGCTGGGATTGCGGAGGGCTCTGGCAATGCGGGGTGTCTCCAGGAATGGAGACACCTCCAAGCAGACTGGTCATGGTCAAAGCGGGCGAGCCGCCATTGGCGATCAGTGATTCCATGGCGGCTGGCTTCTACACCAAGTCTTCTTCGGCGTCTTCGACTGCGTCGAAGGTGTCGGGAGTGCCACCACCGGCGCCAAAGGGTTCGCCATGACTGTGAAACTGGACACTACCCAACGAAGCACAGACGCGCTTGCCGAACTTGTTGTCCATCGCCCAGACCTCGACAAAGGCATTGACGAAACAGCCGCCATAGGGTTTGCCGTCAGCTTCAACCAGCGGGGTCGTGCCGTCGTGGTCAACAACGCTTGGGCGACGCTTGCTCGATGCCGAGACAAACAGCAGCCCCTCATATCCGTCAGTGCCCTTGGCGTCACCACTGCGCAAGAAGGTCTTGTCGGCAGCACGGATTGATTTCAGAACAGCGTCTGCCTTGGCACCCCACTTGTCTTTGGCAACGGTCTCGATGGCGGCGGTGAGTTCCTTGACCGCTGGATGCGTGGGTTCCAACAGATAGTTGGCGGAAAAGCGGGGCTCGGAGCCCTCGTAGGCTTGTGCCTCGAACAGATGTGGATAGGAGAGGCGGGTTTTTTTGAGAAAGATTTTCATGATGGATTCCGGATGAAAATGAAGACGACGGGTGAGTTGGTGGGCGGGGTAGGGTGTTGTCGCTGGTGCTTATTCCTCCCCAATCAGTACCGGTTTGAATGAATCCGCAACCAGGGCAGGGCGCCTATCGGATGCGGGCGCAACAGATGCATTGCCTTCGGACTGACTCATCAAGGCCTGCAACTTGGGCCATTGGCGCGGGCCGATGACTTCGAGCTTGCTGAGCTTTTCTGCGGTGGTCGGACTGATGACTGCGTAGTCGTACATCTGGTCGTGTGGGATGCGCATGGCTTTGAGGAGCGCTTCGGCTTGCGCCTTGCTAGTCCAGGCGCGGTTGCCTCGCTTGCCCTGCACCAGTTTCCAGCCCACAACGTCGGTTCCGGCCAGCAGTCGCCGTTCGGTCTCTGCGCGTACTGCCTTGCACCAGCCTTCGATCAGATCAACCTTGGACATGGCGTGAGACAGCATCTCGACGGGTGTTTTCTCTTCGGCTTTGATGGCTTCAAATTCCGAGAACACCGTGGTGTTCAGCGCGGGGCAGGTGGCCTTGGCACGACAGAACTTGCACTGCTTCTCGCCCGGCGCCAGTGTCAAAGTGTCTTTGCGGCCGGCCAAGATCTGTGCGGCGATGCTGGAAACCGTGGCAAGGCGCTCTTGCAGTTCCTCAACGCTGATGGTCCATTCATCAAAGTGGCCAAGGCGCGGTTGCGAAATACTCAGGGTGATGGTCTGCCAGTCACCGACCAGGTCAAATTCAAAGAGTGCTGCACCGGCGTAAACGAGAAGTTGCTCGTTGTCCTGCGCAAACACCTTCACGCCGCGGCCGTGCTTGTAGTCGTCAACCCAGAGGTTGTGCGTTGCGTGGCGCAGGATGACCGTATCACTGGTGCCCTTTGCATCCTTCTCGCCGGTGATGACGCTGATGTCCAGTGGCACCTCGACATGAATGTCGCAGCCTTCGCCAGCACCGATAGCACGGATCACGTCCAGGGATTGTTGGACAGCATCTGCCATCTCCTGAGTGACCTCGAAGCCTTCGATGACTTGACCCAGATAGTCGCAGGCGTCTGTGTTTTGAATCAGGCAGCGCGCGCGCAGTTCGTGAGCTGATGTGCCTTCAGCAGCAGCTGCGCTGGTGCTGTCTGCGCAGCCGGCTTCCATATAGGGCTTAGCCAGGCAGCGCGTCCAGTACGGCGCGCCCGATGGCGACAGAAACGCGTGCGTACTCATACCAGAGCGGCCTGACTGGTAGCAGCCAGAACGGCCTGACTGGCAGCAGCCAGAATCGCAGCGTACTGATCGGGCTTGGCTTCGGGCAACTTGTTCACGCCAAAGGTCTGGAGCAGTTCCATGGCAAAGTTGCGGGTCTTGAGCTTTGACAACTGCGTGATCACGGTCGCGACTGTCTGGTAGCTTGGCGGCTCAGATGCGGATTCGGCAGTCTGCACCACTGCTGCACTCGGCACCGGGGCTTCGGCAGTGGGGGCAGCAGTTACTGGTGCCGCCACCGGTGCCGCCGACTTTGGGGCTGGTTTGGCCTTGACTGCATCGGTCGTGGCGGGGATTGGGGTGGCAACGGTCTTGGCACGAATGCCGGCAATGGCCTCGGCCAGACTGGTGATGGCCTCACGGGTATCGCGCTGTTCTTGCAGCAAATCGGCCAACAGGCCGGGGATGGCTTCAAATGTCATAAGTGAACTTTCAGGAGTGGTTAAAAAGGACGCCAGACCAGTAGGTCCAGCGCGATGACGACTGCGCCGCCGATGTAGGCGAGGAACAGGGCGGTAGTGCGGAAATTCACGAATGCGTCCCTTGGAATTGGGCGTCATAGGCATCAGCCAGGTCGTGATGACAGACCTTGAACAACCAGGCGACGACATAGCCGGCGTCGGGGAACTCAGCGCCAAGGTGGATGCGTTGGTTGAGCTCGGACAGGGCTTTTTGCAGTGATGTCATGTTGGTAATCCTTTGCGGCATTTCTTGGATAGCCGTTAATATAGCCGAAAGCTAAATGCAATGCAAGCCAAAAGCTACATTAAGAGCAAAAAATGTTCACGCTCAAAGATCGCATTGAATCCAGCAATGTTTTTTGCGCGAAAAAAAACCGCCTACAAGGGCGGTTCGAGCACGATAAAAATGGATCAGCTAGGTGACTTCACGCAGGGTGTGCTTAAAGACGTCCTTCTGCAAAACAGCGTCCCAGTAGCGGGCGGTCTGAACGAGAAGTCTTGCGTCCCGCCCTAAGGCCAAGCGTTGCACTTGATCGATCAATCTCGTAGGGAAGCGAACTTTTGTCTTTTCCGCCCCGACGCGAAGTTGCAGATTGCCAGTTTCTGCCATCGCAGAGACGTGACCCGTCAGAATTTGCTCGAAAGTTTCCGGTTCTGCGGTGCTGTCTATCAGTGAGCAAACCCGATCTATTTCGGCAGGTGTCCCCTTCCACGACAGCGGATCTTGTGGGCGTATCCAGGTGAACTCGGCCGCCATTCCATGGCGGTCAGTTTGGTGGAGCGCCTCACCAAAGTGACGCGCTGCAGTCCCGCCAACGGCATCAACAGCATCGTAAAAGTCTTCAGATTTTGCGTTCAATAACTGAAAAGTTTGCTTGAACGTTGCTCCCAGTAAACTTACCCCGGTTAGGTCTTCACGGGCATCGCCAGTTACAAATATCCGGGCAGAGCCATACCCGGTACCGGCCATCTGCAATGCAATTTCCCCTTTGATGTCAGAACTGACACGGCTGGTCACTTTTCCACTACGCAGTCTGTATGCCGCATGGTTAAAAGCGCGGTTTAGCGGGGTCATGATGTCCAGAAAATGACCCATTGGCAAAGTTCCTCGCTCTGTGCGAGGTCCCATGAAACGAAGATCCAGCATTTCGCCGGCATCTTTTGCGGTACTTAGCGCTTGGTCGTTGCGACTTGCCCGTTCGTAGTTGGCAAAGCCGTCAGCGTAAAAGGCTGCACCACGACTATTAGGCTGCTGTTCAGCACGACGTTTCCAGGCATTCGTCTGTTCAGAAAAATGATCAGTCCGTGAGGAAGTCATAGCGCAAGTCTCGCAAACCCCTTAAGAGTAATGCCGTCCCCGGTGGTCGAAAAACAACTCGTCCAAAAGTTGCTGTTTGGCGCTTCCGGTGGTTGTACCCACAACTCTACTCCATATTTGTTTTTTACGGCTGGGCCATCTTGCAGTTGCTGGAGGTCTTTGTATTGGGAGTCTGTGCACTGGTCGACGTGCGATTGAGGCACCCACAAAACGCAATCCACATGTCGTGGTGAGGGAACAAAGGTCATGAAGGCTCCGTCAACCCACAGTTCTAGTCCGGCCAACCCCGCGTCAAGAAAGCGGGTGTAAAGCGCTGCAAACCCGTCCCACAGTTGTTTTCGACGGTCGGTTTCTTGTTGTTGCACGCAAATTCGGTGCAACGTATCGAGCGTCAATACGTTTGCTCCGGGTGTGACGAGCAGCGGCGGAAAATCAGGCTGTATTTTGTTTGCCATGCTTAGTTGCTGCTAAGTTTACAGCAGCAGCAGCATGGGCGGCATCAGTCAGACGCTGTCCTCTGTCCAGCTCGTCCTGGGTCAGTTGAGGGATGGGGAAATCATCGCTACCAATATCCATAGTTTGATACAAGGAGTGCATTAATTGCACACTGTCAGGGGCCATCGCGAAGGCGGCAAGCTTTCGTGACACCAAGTCCCTTTGGCCATCCGCAATATTTGACAAAAAGAAGCCAAGTCTTTCTAAGGTTTGCAGGAGCGATGTGGCAGGTGTCAGAGTGACGCTGCCAACTGATGACTGGGTGGTCGATCCTGTCGTGGAAAAGCTTGTGTGATCCGTGTCTAGCCATCCCTGAGATTTGCCGCATTTGCTCTCAATGAATCTTGCCGTGTCGCTTCGCATCCCGCGCGGCTTTCCAGTCCCGGAGTTTTTTGATCCCTGAATCCACTGACTTACTTGCGAATCATTGCGCTCGGTTCTTTGGGCCAATGGACGCAGTCCGCCTAATTCTTCTCTCAAATGAGCAAGATTTTCCCGTCGAATGTCGTCAATCAGTTTCATGTTGCACCTTGGTGTCCGTTTTGTATTTATAGCATAAGGCTAACAAAAAGTATATAGCTAAAGGCTTGATTGTGATTTAGCCTTACGCTATAGTACGGACATGAACCTATTTAAGTACTTTAAGCAGCAGGGGCGAGGAGCAGCCACAAGGCTGGCTGCTGAGATCGGTGCCTTTCCATCAGATGTCTCTGATTGGGGCAAAGGTCTCAGGCCAGTCCCCGTGCGGTTTGCCGTTGCGATTGAAGCGGCAACCAATCGAGTTGTAAGCCGCAAGGACCTGCATCCCACGGACTGGCAAAAAATATGGCCCGAGTTAATTGAGTCGCCCACTGTGCGCAATGGCAAGCAGCCTTAACGCAGCTGCGATTGACCATGCCATCTGCTGCAACTGTGTGGGGCGCCAGCGCACCTGAGTGGGACCACTTCGACCTGGTGCTTGGCCTTGGCGCAGATCTGCTGCCCGTGGTCTCTAATCCAAAGGCGCAAATCTCGGCCCAGTCCAAGATCAAGGACATTGGCAAGACGCCAAGTCGCTACAACCGACAGGACAAGGTTGTTGGTATCACGGACTGGACGGCCAAGCAGGCCAGCTTTCAGGAAATCACCCTGTGGGCCAGTAAACCCGATTACGGCATCTGCTTGCAAACCCGTGAGGTCAGGGCTTTCGACATCGATGTGCCCGATCCGCAGGCATCCAAGGCGCTGGTGGATTTCATCAGTAACTTCCTGATGCGTCATTTGCCAACGCGCCAGCGCCCCAACAGCGGCAAGACCCTGCTGGCTTTCCGGCTCAGTGGAGAGATCGCCAAACGCACGATTCCGGTTCAGGGTGGTGTGATCGAGTTTCTGGGCACAGGCAATCAGTTTGTCGCCATCGGCACCCATCCCAGCGGCGTGCACTACGACTGGGCCGGCGGGCTGCCGTACGAGATACCCGAGATATCACTGGTCGAGTTCGAGGAGGTCTGGGCTGAACTGATCAAGAACTACGCCACCGGTGAGCCCACTGGCTCTGAGCTCAGTGCGCGCAAGAAGGGCGACAACGTAATGGCGCCGGACCCAGTGGCAGACTTTCTGGAAACGGAAGGCCTGATCCTGGACACTGACCGCGATGGTTCTCTCATAGTGACTTGCCCCTGGAGCGCAGATCACACCACGGGTGAGGCTGGTGACAGCTCCACGATGTGGTTCAGGGCCGGCACAAAGGGTTATGAGCGGGGCCACTTCAAGTGTTTGCATGGGCATTGCCAAAGCAAGGCGGATGGCGACTTCTTTGCGGCCGTCGGCTATGTCGAGCCGGCCGACAAATTTGAGCCGGTGGTTCTGGATGCCGCGGAAATGCTGGAAGTTCAGAACGCAGGACCGATTCTGCGCAAGGGCAGGGGCGGGTACCTGGCAACGGTCGATAACGTGACCAAGGCTTTGCGTCATCCCCTGTACTGCGGAATGCATATCCGCTTTGACCAGTTCCGTGACGAGATCATGTACGCAGCTCCCAGCAAGCTCAGTGAAGTTGGCATACCGGCCAACGCCCAGTGGCTGCCCCTGACGGACGCCGACTACACGCGATTGCGCATCACGCTGGAGAAGAAAAAATTCAAACCGGTGGCGCGTGAACTGATTCGTGACACGGTCTTGCTGGTGGCCATGGACAACCCGTTTGATTCGGCGATTGAATGGCTTAACCAGCAACACTGGGACGGAATCAGTCGGGTTGACATGTTTCTCAGCACCTATCTTGGTGTGCCGGATTCTCCCTATGCCAGAGCGGTATCGCGTTACCTGTGGACTGCCATGGCCGGTCGTGTGATGCAGCCGGGCGTAAAGGCAGACATGGTGCCAATCCTGATGGGTGCGCAGGGCGCGCGCAAGAGCACCGCGGTCAAGGACATGGTGCCCGATGAGGCCTTCTTCACCGAGCTCAGCTTCGATGAGAAAGACGACGACCTGGCGCGCAAGATGCGCGGCCGCCTGGTGGCAGAGATCGGTGAACTGCGTGGGCTGCACACCAAGGAGCTTGAATCGATCAAGGCCTTTATCACTCGCACTCATGAGAACTGGATCCCCAAGTACCGAGAGTTCGCAACCAAGTTCCCGCGTCGCTTGGTGTTTGTCGGCACCACCAATGAAGACGAGTTTCTGGCCGACCGTACCGGCAACCGGCGCTGGCTTCCAGTGAAGGTGGGTGACTGCATCGATACCGATGGCATCCGGCGCGATCGCCTGCAACTCTGGGCCGAGGCTCGTGACTTGTTTGCACTGCTGGGTGTGGAGTACCGGGAGGCTGAAGACCTGGCCAGAAACGTGCACCAGGAACACATGGTGACCGATCCATGGTCAGAGGCTGTGCAGGCCTGGCTCGACATGGTGGACCCCATGACAGGGCTCACGGCACGTGCGAGCAATTATTTGCAGATTGGGGAAGTGCTCAAGGATGCATTGGGCATCGAAGCCAAACACGTAGGAAAACGCGAGGAGATGCGAATGGGCAAAGTTTTACAGGAATTGGGATTTGTGCGCACGCAAATTCGTGCAAGTAACGTTCGCAGGTGGGTTTATGCAGTTCTCTGATGTCACTCAACACCGGTGTGGTGGGGTTTTGTCACCACCTGTCACCACTTCGATTTGCTCAGGTGGTGACACGATTTTCATTGGGGTGTCACCACTGTCACCACTGTCACCACTTACTTCTTTAAGTAGATGCTGTAGGAGAGGGATATATACCTGTTTTTTCAGGGAAAGGTTGGCGTCACCACCTTTTAGTGGTGACAGTGGTGACAGTAAGTTTTTGCACGTTTGCTGATTGGAACGGACATGGAAAACGCAAATCAAACCCAGGTCGGCGGCACCCACTACAAGTCCAAAGCGATTCAGCCTTGGGACTACATTGCAGCCAACGAGCTTGGCTACTTCGAGGGCAACATCGTGAAGTACGTCAGTCGCTGGAAGGACAAGGGCGGCTTGGATGACCTGCGCAAGGCGCGTCACTATCTGGACAAGCTCATCGAGCTTCGGGAGGCCTGACATGGCACGAATCAACCTCAACGACGCCGTTGCCGATCTGCATCCGCCGCCACCACCATGCTTTCTGAACCGCTTGGAATGGGTGGAATATCTGAAGAGCGCAGCGGCTGTGCAAAACCATAAGGGCGAGCCGCGGGTAATTCTGGTGGTCGACGGCGAGCCCGTGTTCAACCTGGGCTTTGACTATTGCTGCGACTGCACCCAGATCAAGAGTTTAGAGATGATGCACGTGGACCGATGCAAACCAGGATTCCTTCACAGTCATGAATAAACTGCAAGAAATTGAAGAGGCAATCCTGGCTGCGTTGTTAGAACTCGGGCCATCAACGGCGCGTCAGGTGGAGATGCACCCGGGCGTTGCGCTGGCCTGTCGCGAGGCCAAGCTCAAGGCACGACACCGGTTGGAGATGATGATGCTTGCCGGCAAGGTCAAATCTAACCGGGCTTACCAGGGGGCGTTGTTTTGGTGCTAGTGGGGCGGATTTGTTGCCGCTATTTGGTCATTGCAATGTTCCATGTCACCAAAACGTCACTCTTGTTATTGCAGAGCCATCGCTCTACTCCAGCCACGATGCCTTCACTATCATTTCCAAGTGCGATGAATGCGGAGAGTGGCGGCCCTAACTTTATGAGGAGAGGAAGTAATGCCTCAGCGTCTATGCAGCGTACCTCAAACGTCGCTGCTGGATTGACGTTTGTTTCCAATTCAATTTGCTTCCAACACTGGCTATGAAATAGCTGGTTTTTGGGAAGACGAACCATTGTTTCTGCATCATATGCTGGGGACTCTCGCCACCGGTCCTTCATTCGATTTCTTGAGATTCCAACATATCTAATTTTTCCGTCGGATCCACTCACCAAGTACAAGGATGGGACGCGATGTTCCCAGACCTTGCGATCGAGGACGGAATAATTAGCTTGTAGCCACGGTCCAATCCTTCCACCTTTAGCAACATTTCTTTTCCACCGTTTGCCTCCAATTCCCTGAATATGGAGTACCGGTGTCGAGTGCAGGTAGATTTGCTGGGCATGTTGCAACGCTATTGAAGTCATGTTGCCCTAAATGTGAATCTGATGATGTTGGGTGAATGCTGCGACGGTTAATGATCATGGATCACTGATGACTGCGATTTAAGTTTCGCTTCAATTCTTCGATGGTGAGCGCCGGCGACCTTCGATGCAGCATGGCGTGACAGTTGGGACAAACTGGTCGGAGATCGCGAATAGGGTCAACTTCATATTGTTCGCGGATTGATGCCAGCTCAACCACGTGGTGAACGTGTATATATTGCTCGCCTATCGCGCCATAGGCATCGCTGAAACTAAAGCCACAAACGTTGCATTTGTAACCGTAGTGTCGGATACACGCTTCTCGCGCATGCCGATTTCTCTCGAAGCTGTTGACGTGAACCACTGTCGATGCGCCCTCAACATAGGAAGCGCTGTTTGGTATCTCGTCAGGTGATGCATATTCTGCGGTGATTGCAAGTCCTGGAAAAATCAACTGCATTGCGGACTGGGCATCAGCAAGCGTTCGGATCTTGAACGTTATCTGCCCATCATCGAGAACTTTCGCGTCAGCAAATGTCTGCTGAAGTTTTTCCACGCTGATGTCGGGGTGCGTCTGCGCGGGCGACCTAAGATAAAAAAGAAGCCAATGCCGGTTGACAGTGAATGCGTAAGGTGAGGTGTTAGGCGCGTCGAAGTAGTGAAGATTACGCGTGATGTATCCATGGGGCTTAGGGCGCGCTGTGTAACCCGGGATATGCTGCGCACTGCTGACAAGGTATTCGAACGCCTCTTTTACGGCAGCGTCCTGTATGTAATTGAGTGACTCAGGGTATTCGAGGTAGGGATGAGGCGTTACGTTCATTGATGGTTCAGCAAGTTTCTATATGCGGTTACGTAGCTCACTATAGCCCACCAAATAAGCGTAAAAAAAGCAATTCACCACTCACCCGAATTTCATTCTCAGCCCCTGCCTGGCTGCGGCTCGTCAAACCGACCCGTTGACTCCGAAACATTCCCTCTGACACTTTCCAGAACGAAACAATTCTGGAGATGTGTTCATGTCGACGCGCAAGAAGGCGCTGACTAAAAAGCAAGTGCTGTTCTGCCAGGAGTATCTGGTTGACCTGAACGCGACCAAGGCGGCCGTGCGTGCTGCTTACAGCGCCAAGACAGCCTCACGGATCGGCCCCGAACTACTTGGAAAAACTTGGGTTGCTGCGCGCATCCAGGAATTGATGAACGCCCGCTCCAAACGCGTTAGGCGCAAAGCGGATGACGTTTTGACGGACCTTCAAAGGGTCAAGACCGATGCCATGAAGCAGGTGATCGACAAGGACGGCAACAGCCTGATGGCCAATCACGCCGGTGCCCTCAAGGCACTTGAGCTCGAAGGTCGTCATCTGAAGATGTTCACCGACAAGATGGAAGTGACTGGTGCCAATGGTGAAGCCATCAAACACACGGTGGAGATCACCTACGTCACAGCCAAGCCGCGATGAATGAAATCCACATCACCCCCCAGTTTCCGCAGGTCCTCGAACCCTTGATGCGTCCCATGCGCTACAAGGTTCTCTATGGCGGTCGCGGTGGTGCCAAGTCCTGGGGTGTGGCCAGAGCACTGCTCATCGCCGCTTTCTGCACGCCACTTCGCGTTCTGTGCGCCCGGGAAGTTCAGAAGTCCATGAAGGACTCTGTTCACCGGCTGCTCAGAGACCAGATCGAAGAACTTGGCTTCTCCGAGTTTTATGAGGTGCTCGATACCGAAATCCGGGGCAAGAACGGCAGCCTGTTCCTGTTCTGCGGTTTGCAATCGCACACGGTTGATTCCATAAAAAGTTACGAGAGCGTGGACCGCTGCTGGGTCGAGGAAGCACACGGGGTTTCCAAACGCAGCTGGGATGTCCTGATCCCCACCATCCGCAAGCCCGACTCAGAAATCTGGTTGACCTTGAACCCCGACATGGATACCGATGAAACCTACGTCAGGTTCATTGCGGCACCCAGTCCTGATACCTGGCTCTGCGAAGTCAACTGGCGTGACAACCCATGGTTTCCAGAAGTCCTGGAGCAAGAACGCCTCAAGGCGCAGGCGCGTGATCCGGAAAGCTATGAGCACATCTGGGAAGGCAAACCGCGCCGGGTGGCTGAAGGCGCCATCTACCGCCATGAGATCGACGCTGTCTTCAAGGACGGCAGGGTCAGACTGGTTCCGTACGACCCCATGCTGCCAGTGCACACAGTCTGGGACCTGGGCTGGAACGATGCCATGACCATCGTCTTTGTGCAGCGTACCCCTATGGATGTGCGGCTGATCGACTACATCGAGGACAACAACCGCACCCTGGACTGGTACGTTGCGGAGTTGGAACGGCGCCCCTACCGCTTCGGTACCGATTACATCCCGCACGATGGTCGGACCAGAAACTTCCAGACTGGCAAGAGTACGGAAGAACTGCTGGGTGAGCTCAAGCGCAAGACCCATGTGTTGCCCCAGACCAGTGTGGAAGAAGGCATCAAGGCAGCCCGACTGCTCTGGCCACGCTGCTACTTCGATCAGGGCAAGACGGCCCGACTGCTGGAATGCCTGAAGCGCTACCGGCGCGATGTTAACCAGGCAACCAATGAGCCCGGGGCCCCGCGGCATGACGAGTACAGCCACGGTGCGGATGCCTTTCGGTATCTGGGCCAGGCCATCGATCTGATGAGCAATGCGTCTAACGATGCCATTGGTTCCTTCAAGCAACGAACCCGCAGTTGGAGGTAGCCATGCATCTGTCACCCATTCTGTCGCCCCATGGTGAACCTGTCTTTGCCGTCGGACACCGGCATTCCTGGAAGCAGGCTACCCGCAAGGGCTTCAATGTCTCGCTGGAATGGATCGGTGAGGGCAAGAAATCACAACCCTGCCTGTGCATCTGGGCGGCGACCAATGTGTTCCTGCAAGGGTGTTCCGATTCCGGAGTATGGGTCATCGGCCGGCGTGCCATCACCGAGTTTGTTGGATTCAATGCCGATGGCACTTGTACCGGCAACCCTAGCCCGCACTGCTTTCGGGAAGCCCGGGAAGCACTGGTGGTCATGGGCAAGGACAGAAACGACAGGCAAGCTCTGCACGCCTTGTGCGAGGTGGTGATCACCTTTGCACCTGACCTGGTGCTGATGCCGGTCACGCCACGACACATCCGGCTTGATCTGGAAAGCCAGAAGATGTGGGAGATCGTTGCCACCGACAAGCACACCGGCAAGCGATTGACGGAGGCGCTGGTATGAAGGCCCCAACCCTGAAGATGGACGATGCTTCAGTGCGTGCACGCCATGACAAGCGCAAGAGCTGGTTTCTGGCAGAAGCATCACGCCAGGCATCCAACCGCGCCATGATGGCCAAGTGCGAGGGTTTCTATGACGGTACCCAGTGGGAACACGAGGATGCCGAGCGCGTCCGGGAGCGTGGCCAGAACCCGGTTGTGTTCAATGAGGTCAAGCCGACCATTGACTGGTTGATCGGCACCGAGCGCAAGAGCCGGGTGGACTTTGTGGTGGTGGCTGCCGATGAAGGTGAGGCTGCCAGCGACGATGCGACCCTCAAGACCAAACTGCTGAAGTACCTGGACGATGCGAACCGGGCAGTCTTTGAGCGCTCCTATGCGATTGAGGACGCGTTCAAAGCCGGCTTGGGCTGGATGGAAGTGGGACTCAGGGGCGATCCGTCCGGGCCGCCGATCTACATTGGTGCCGAATCCTGGCGCAACATCCTCTACGACAGCCAAGGGTCCAAGCGTGATCTGTCAGATGCACGCTACCTGTTTCGCATCAAGGTCGTAGACCGGGATGTGGCCGAAGCCCTCTTCCCGAATAAGAAAATTCAGATCGACCGCTGCGTTCAGACCGGTGATGATGTCACGATCTTTAGGGATTGGCTCGGTGGCTCTGGTCTGTTGGCCGGCATGGATTCTTTCAATCCCGGCAATGGCGATGAACTGGACTACATGACGGCACGGCCGGTTGATCTGTTCAACCCCAGAGAGCGCATTCTGCTGATCGAGTGCTGGAGCCGGGAGCCACAGGCCCAGCTTCATCCCGTTACCGGCATGGCCGACGGTGTGAGCTGGCGCATGTGCTGTGCGGTGATGACCGAGAAGGACACCTTGATCGAGGCCTGGAGCCCGTTCAAGCACGATTTGTTTCCGTTCATTCCGGTATGGGCGTATCGGAACAAGCGCACCGGCATGCCGTATTCACCGATTCTGCCGCTCCTTGGGCCGCAGGAAGCACTGAACCACCGGATGAGCCGCAGCCTGTACGAGGCCAGTGCCAACCAGATCAAGATGGAAGTCGGCGCCATTGATGCGGAAGTGATGGACCTGGCCGAGATCAGGCGGGAGCTTGATGCACCGGACGGCACCGCAGTCTTTGCCAATGGCGCCCTGTCGGGTGGCAAGGTGCAGGAGCGCGGCAACGAGAGCCGGGCCCAGTTTCAGCTGCAGATGGCGCAGAACGACAGCGCGTCCATTCGAAACATGTCAGGCGTGAACGCCGACAACATGGGGCGCAATTCCAATGTGACCAGCGGCAAGGCGGTGATGGCCAAGCAGGAGCAGGGCAGTCTCTTGACCATGGAGCTGTTTGACAACCTGTTGTTTGCCCGGCAGATGGAAGGCGAGATTACGCTCAGCTTGGCAGAGCAGTTCCTGACCCAACCTTTGACGATCAGAGTCGCCCATGAAGGCAACAAGTACGACTATGCCAAGCTGAATCAGCCGCAGGATGATGGAACCTTCCTGAATGACATCACGCAGCGCAAGGCCAGCTTTGTGATTGGCGAGCAGGCCTGGAAGCTCTCTTATGCCGAAGCGGCGTTTGATTCCTTGATGCAGGTCTTGTCGCAATTGGCGTCTTCTGCACCCCAGGTGGTGGTGGGCATGCTCGATGTGGTGTTCGAGATGCATCCCAACCTGCCGAGAAAGAAAGCGATTCTGGAGCGTATCCGTCAGGTCAATGGTCAGTCTGACCCGGATGGCAAGGAAACACCGGAGCAACAGGCAGCCAAACAACAACAGCAGCAAGTGGCGCAAGCCCAGTTTGAGGCGCAGATGGCGCAGATCAAAGCCAGCATCCGTGAGTCTGAAGCCAAGGGTGAAAAGCTTGAAGCTGAAGCCATGGCCAAGCGACTGGAGGGCTTGTACATGAGCGCGCAGGCAGCCCAGGTGCTGGCCGTGGCGCCGGGCATCACGCCGATTGCGGATGAATTGCTGAAGGCCGCAGGCTTTCAGGATTCGAATGCGCCCGGGCCTGTCATTGATCCGGCGGTGGCGCGCGACAACGTGACGGCAGCGGCGCCAGGCATGACGACAACTATTCCGCCGGCGCAGCAAGCTGATGGGGCGATGGCTGGCATACAGACGCAGCGCGCTGATGGCGTGCAGGTGTCACTTGCACCGCACCCAACCCCAACTTTTTAAACCAACCTTGAAGGATTGAACATCATGAGCCTTGTAGCAACACCCACCGAGACCGACGTACTGGCCGACATTGCACGTGAACGTGCTGCAGGGCTGGATCCGTTTGGCGATGATGAGTTTGATCCGCCGGTGATTGGCGCCAAGGAAGTCATCGATGAGCCAGATGAACCAATTGCCGTTTCCGAGGTTGTCGATGCCCCGCCAGAAAAGGATGCCGCCGTAGCTTCGGACGCGGAGAAGCAAGGCGAGGAGGGCATTGATGCGCAGCCCAATGCGAAAGATGAGGCGCCGGCGGAGCCGGTCGAGGATGCTGATGCACAGGCTGCTCAAGAGCCACAAGCCGCGGCGCCGGAGCCTGTAAAGGAAACTGCCAAAGAGGCGCCAGAGCCCCAGATTCCGACCTATCAGACGGAACTGCCGGCCGACTATCAGGAGCAGCGTGGTGTGCTTCTGAAAGAAAAAGCCCTGGCCATGAAGAAGCTCATCGATGGTGAGCTCGATCTGGAGGCGTTCTCTGCCATCGAATCACGGGTTTCCAATGCACTGGAAGATTTGACGGCGCAGCGGATTCGTTCGGAAACGCTTAGCGAAGCCAATGTGCAGAACCAGCAGGCTATGCAGCAGTCGGAGATTCGTCGGCTGATTGCACGAGCCAAGGCGGATGTTGATTATTCGAAGGACACCAAGGCACAAAAGAGCTTTGATGTGGTGCTGCGCACCTTGCAGGCTGATCCGGACAATGCGGCTCTGGAGTTCGGCGACCTGGTTGATGAAGCGCACCGGGTGGTATTGGCGCTGCGGGGTGGGGTGGGGAAGGTGCAGGTCGATCCGGCGGTTGCTGCGGCAGTGGTTGCGTCTGCTGTGAAAGAAGCTAAGGTGGTCAAGGCGGCTACACCGGCAGCGCCAGTTGCGGTTGCATCTGAGAAGGTTCCCGATCGGCAGCCTGCCGAGAAGGCGCCGGTTACGCTACGGGGCTTGCCAGTGGCGTCTACGCCGAATTCCAACGGGGATGTGATAGAGCAGATGTCACGATTGTCGGGGCAGGCTTACCAAGATGCCTTTGCCAAGCTGTCACCGCAGCAGCGGCGCAGTTTGGTGGATGAGGAGTGA